GCAGGCGCACGAAGCGCTGTGGGCACTGGTGGGCGAAGACATGACCGAAGCAGAGTTCGACGCCTTCGAGAAAGCAGAGATCGCACAGGTCTCCGCAGGTAGAGCCGAACGCGCGGCGGCTACAGCGGTCGAAAAGCTGAACGCAGCGCAGCACGGCCTGCCCCCGAAGCTCGACACTCTCTGCGAACAGACAGGTACCCGCCCTGAAGGGATCAAGGCGCTCATGGCCTACTACACAGAGAACAGCGGATGGACAGAACAGCAGGCGGTCAAGCACATCGAAAAACTCTTCGAGGACGGGACGGTCGAGGCGCTTAAGATGCTCAAATAAGGACAGCAGCAGCGGCGCAGAACACGGTTCTGCGGTCGCTTTTTAGTTGTGTTCTTTCTGCTAATTTCGCGGTTTTGGTCTGGACTTTCCCGCTCTTCTCTGGCTTAATTGTCCTACCAAAAACAAAGGAGACAACCCCACCATGACAGAGAAACAGATCAAGCAGGTCAAAGCCCAGCTCCCCGAAGGCGAAACGCTCAACAGGATGTACCGCTCCTACGAAGGCGACATCCGCGTGATCAGCCGAGACAGGAAAGGCAACGAACACCGGTACACAACCCGCCTCAACGCAGACATGAGCGTAACGCTCATAAGCATGTAAGGAGGTGGACGCAGTGATCACACTTGAAAGTTTCTACGACCTGATCAGCCGGAACGCTCAGGTCACGCTGCTGAACACCCGGTGCCGCACGAACATCTTCAGCGGCAGCGCTCGGGACATCCCAGACGAATACAGCGCCTGCCCGGTCGAGGACTTCAGCTTGAACGACAGCGGCCACCTGACCTTCAAGATCAAGGTCAAGGAAACCCGGCCAGCGGGCAGCAACTGGCAGGAAGGCACGATCCGAGTCCATGACCGGATCTACCACTACTGGGTAAAGCAGTACCCTGAGAGCTCTAAGTACGGGATCGGCGGCGGGCGCGTCTCGAAGCTGATGCTGAAGCGCAAAGGCGAAATCGTCTGCAACTACGATCGCGGCTGGGACGTAAAGCCCATCGACGAAGACACCGAGCTGGCGAAGGACATCATCCTCCACCAGTACACGCTGTAAGGAGGGATTGACGATGTTCGGAATCAGAAGAGAGACGGTCGAGCGCCTGCGCTGGGAATACCCCGTCGGCTGCAGAGTCGAGCTCGTACAGATGGACGACGTGCAGGCTCCTCCGATCGGGACGAAGGGAACGGTCAGAGGTGTCGACGATATCGGCAGCATCATGGTCAGATGGGACAACGGCTGTGGGCTCTCGGTGGCATACGGTGAAGACATGTGCAGGAGAATTGACGAATGAAGAAGCCGGTACTGAAATATGACAGTCGCGGCCCCGAAGGCAACGTGTTCTGGATACTCGGACATGTGCAGCGGGTGATGCAACGCGACGGCAGGAGCGCCGAATGGGAGGAACTGTGGGAGCGAGTGCAGAGCGCGGACAGCTACAACGATGCGCTGCAGCTGATTGGTGAAGAGGTCACGCTCATAGATACAGCAAAATAAGGAAGAATGCGGCAGCGTCGGACGCTGTCGTTTTTTGTCGAAAAATACAGGAGGGACAGAGCGATTGGCGGACAACAAGATCATTGTCCCGGAAAAGAAAATCATTACGAACGCCACTCTCGCCGATCGCGCCGTTGCCTTTATATCCGCCCTGAAACATACAAAGGGTGAATGGCATGGTAAGAACTTTGAGCTGCTGCCGTGGCAGGAGAAAGTTGTGCGAGACGTTTTCGGGACAGTTAAAGAAAACGGATATAGGCAATACAACACGGCGTACATTGAAATACCGAAGAAACAAGGCAAGAGCGAACTCGCAGCAGCGGTCGCTCTTTATTTGTTGGCCGGTGACGGCGAATGGGGCGCGGAGGTCTACGGCTGCGCAGCAGACCGGCAGCAGGCATCCATCGTCTTTGACGTCGCCTGCCAGATGGTGGAGCAATGCCCTGCGCTGAAGAAACGCATCAAGCCAGTGCTTTCCCAGAAGCGGCTCATTTATCAGCCAACGGGCAGTATCTACCAGGTGCTCTCCGCCGATGTCGGCAACAAGCACGGCTTCAATACCCACGGTGTGGTATTCGATGAGCTCCACGCCCAGCCAAACCGGCTGCTGTATGACGTTATGACCCACGGCTCCGGCGACGCGCGAAAACAGCCGCTGTTCTTCCTGATCACAACTGCAGGCACCGATAGGAACAGTATCTGCTGGGAGGTGCATCAGAAGGCAGAGGACATTCTCGCCGGACGCAAAAACGATCCGACTTTCTACCCTGTGATATATGGCATCGACGATGATGCGGATTGGTCGGATGAACGCAATTGGTACAAGGCGAATCCCTCTCTGGATGTGACCGTAGATGTAGAGAAGCTCCGCGCTGCCTACCAGAGTGCGAAGGACAATCCAGCGGAAGAGAATCTTTTCAGGCAGCTGCGACTCAATCAATGGGTGAAGCAGTCGGTGCGCTGGATGCCCATGGACGCTTGGGATAAATGTGATACCCTCGTAAATCCGGAAACACTCATTGGCCGAGAGTGCTACGGCGGGCTTGACCTTTCAAGTAGTACGGACATAACGGCATTTGTTCTTGTGTTTCCGCCGCGCGAAGAGAACGAGCCGTATTATGTTCTCCCGTACTTTTGGGTGCCGGAGGACACGATTGACCTCCGAGTGCGGCGCGACCATGTACCGTATGATGTGTGGAAGGCGCAAGGCTCGGCCATGGCAACCGAAGGAAACGTTATTCATTATGGATTCATCGAGCAATTCATTGCAGATCTTGGCACCAAATATAACATCAAGGAAATCGCATACGACCGATGGGGCGCAGTGCAAATGAGCCAAGACCTTGCGGACGCAGGTTTCACGATCGTTCCATTCGGTCAGGGATTCAAAGATATGAGTCCGCCGACGAAAGAACTCATGAAACTGGTACTCGAAGGTAGGATCGCCCACGGCGGCAACGCCCCGCTGCGATGGATGATGGATAACATCTATGTGCGGACAGATCCCGCAGGCAATATCAAACCGGATAAGGAAAAGAGCACAGAGCGCATTGACGGTGCAGTAGCAACGATCATGGCGCTCGACCGTGCAATTCGCCACCAAGGCTCCGATGAGTCAGTATATGACTCGCGCGGGCTTTTGTTTATATAAATATGTAGTACAGGAGGATACAAATGGGAATTTTCAGTGGACTGTTCAAATCAAGGGACAAGCCTCAAGACAGAACAGCAGGCAGCAATTATGCTTTCTTCTTCGGCGGCACGACCTCCGGCAAAGCGGTAACGGAACGCTCGGCCATGCAGATGACCGCCGTGTATTCCTGCGTTCGCATCCTGTCGGAAGCTGTCGCAGGACTGCCGCTACACCTCTACAAATACACGGAAAGCGGCGGCAAAGCAATGGCGCTCGACCATCCACTCTACCGCTTGCTCCACGATGAGCCGAACCCGGAGATGAGTTCCTTCGTGTTCCGAGAAACCCTCATGACGCACCTTCTCCTCTGGGGGAACGCTTACGCGCAAATCATCCGCAACGGCAAAAATGAAATCGTTGCTCTGTATCCCTTGATGCCGAACAAGATGTCGGTGGACAGAGATGAAAACGGGCGTCTCTACTACACCTATTATCGTGGCTCGGACGAAGCTATAAAAAATAAGGATTTTTCCGTAACGCTTCGTCCCTCGGATGTGCTTCACATCCCCGGCTTGGGCTTTGACGGTCTGGTCGGTTACAGTCCCATAGCTATGGCGAAGAACGCCATTGGTATGGCTATCGCTTGCGAGGAATACGGCGCGAAGTTCTTTGCCAACGGTGCCGCTCCGGGCGGTGTGTTGGAACACCCCGGCACGATCAAAGACCCGCAGCGTGTGCGGGAAAGCTGGCAGTCCACCTTCGGCGGCAGCGGCAATGCCAATAAGATCGCCGTGTTGGAAGAAGGCATGAAATACACGCCCATCGGCATCTCGCCGGAGCAGGCGCAGTTTCTCGAAACACGAAAATTTCAAATCAATGAGATCGCTCGAATTTTCCGAGTTCCGCCCCACATGGTTGGCGACCTGGAAAAGTCGAGCTTTTCTAATATTGAGCAGCAGTCCCTTGAGTTCGTGAAATACACCCTTGACCCCTGGGTCATCCGTTGGGAGCAGTCCATACAGCGGTCACTCCTGTCCAAGGACGAAAAAGCGGCGTATTTCGTGAAGTTCAATCTGGAAGGTCTGCTCCGCGGCGATTACCAGAGCCGCATGAACGGGTACGCCATTGGCCGCCAGAACGGCTGGATGTCTGCAAATGACATCCGTGAGCTTGAAAACCTCGACCGTATCCCGGAAGAGGATGGCGGCGATTTGTACCTCATTAACGGCAATATGCTCCCTTTGAAAAACGCCGGAGCTTTTGCAGATACAACTACCGATGGCGGAAAGGAGGAAAAAAACGATGAAGAAATTTTGGAATTGGAAGAACCAGACGGAGACAGCCGAACGGACGCTGTTCCTGAACGGAACCATCGCCGAGGAAAGCTGGTTTGACGATGATGTCACGCCGCAGCTTTTCAAGGACGAGCTCATGTCAGGCAGCGGAAACATCACCGTATGGATCAATAGTCCCGGCGGAGACTGCGTGGCAGCGGCTCAAATTTACAATATGCTGATGGACTACAAGGGTGATGTGACCGTGAAAATCGATGGCATTGCGGCATCCGCAGCATCCGTCATCGCTATGGCAGGCACGAAGGTGCTGGTATCTCCCGTATCAATGCTCATGATCCACAACCCCATGACGGCGGCATTCGGCAATTCGGAGGAAATGCAGAAAGCCATCGAGATGCTCAGCAGCGTGAAGGATTCTATCATCAACGCCTACGAGATCAAGACGGGGCTTTCCCGTGCCAAGCTCTCGCACCTCATGGATGCCGAAACTTGGATGGACGCAAACAAGGCTGTGGAACTTGGATTTGCGGACGGAATCATGAGCCGTGCCGATGAGGCCGAGGATATGGTTGTCCCTACAGTTTCCATGCTGTATTCCAAGGCGAATGTGGTGAACTCCCTCATGGAGAAAATCGCCGCAAAGTGCGCCATTGAACCCAAACCCGCCGTGCCGGAGCGCACGGGACGCTCTGTGGACGAACTCAGAGCCAAGCTGAACACCATCAAAAACTACATTTAATATGGAGGTATTTCAATATGACTATCGTTGAACTGCGCGAAAAGCGCGCCAAGCTGTGGGCTACGATGGAGGGCTTCCTCGACACCCACCGCGACCGAAAAGGCTTTCTGTCTGCTGAGGACGATGCCGTTTACGCCAATATGGAGAAGGAACTGAACGATCTCACCAATGAGGTTAGACGCATGGAGCGCCGCGACGCTATTGCCGCAGAGCTTGCCAAACCCGTATCCTCTCCTATCACCGAGCAGCCCCAGAAAGCGACCGGCGAAGCCAAGACCGGCAGAGCGTCTAACGCCTACCGCGAGGATTTCGGTCTGCATCTACGCGGCAAACGTATGCTCCACAATGTGCTCTCCGAAGGCGTGGACGCCAACGGCGGCTATCTCGTCCCCACGGAGTTTGAGAAGTTCATCGTGGACACGCTCAAGGAGGAAAATGTGATGCGCCGTCTGTGCAAGGTCATCACTACCGATAACGAGCGTAAGATCCCCGTTGCAGCGACCCATTCCACCGCTGCGTGGACTGCTGAAAATGCTGCCTACACCGAGAGCAATCCCACCTTCGCACAGAAGACCATTGATGCCTACAAGCTGACCGACCTTGTGAAGGTAAGCATTGAGCTTCTGGACGACAGTGCCTTCGATCTGGAAGAGTACATCGCCCGTGAGTTTGCCTACGCCTTCGGTGCTGCCGAGGAACAGGCATTCTGCGTCGGCACCGGTACGGGTCAGCCCACCGGCCTGTTCACCACCAACGGTGGCACGGTCGGCGTTACCGCAGCCAGTGCGACCGCCGTCACCACCGACGAGGTGATTTCCCTTATCTATGCACTGAAAGCACCGTACCGCAAGAACGCCAAGTTCCTGATGAACGATGCTACTGTTTCCGCACTTCGTAAGCTGAAGGATTCCAACGGCCAGTATCTGTGGCAGCCATCCCTGCAGGCGGGTCAGCCGGACAGACTGCTCGGTTACGAGATTTACACCAGCCCGTATGCTCCCACGCTGGCGGCAGGTGCGCTCTCCATTGCCTTCGGCGATTTCCAGAGCTACTGGATCGCTGACCGCACCGGCAGAACCGTTCAGCGTCTGAACGAGCTGTATTCCACCAACGGTCAGGTCGGCTTTGTTGCCACCGAGCGTGTGGACGGCAAGATCATCCTGCCGGAGGGTATCCAGCTTCTGAAGATGAAGGCGTCTTGATGAAAGGAGGCGGCGGTGATGGACGAGCTTCTTTCCAAAGTAAAAGCCAATCTTATCCTGGAACATACGGCGGATGATACCTTGCTGAAAAGCTACATCACCGCCGCTGTTTCTTACGCCGAAAGCTACCAGCACATCCCGGAGGGGTTCTATAAGGAGAACCCCATGCCAGCCACCACAGAGCAAGCCGTCATCATGCTGTCGTCCCACTTCTACGAAAGCCGGGACGGCAGCACGGGCGGCTTCTTTGCGGATAACACCGGAGCAGCACAGCAGGTGTGGAACACGGTCAATCTGCTGCTCCGCTTGGATAGGCGGTGGCAGGTATGAGTTTCGGAAAGATGAACGGCTTTGCCGACATTGTAGAAACCCGCCAAGTCAAGGACAGCGAGGGCTTCACCCATTCCGAGAATGAAGTCCTAGCTTCCGTCCGTGTGTACCGGGAAGGCCGGCACGGCAGTCAGCGTTGGGCGAACCTCGCTGCATTCAGCGAAGCGACCGACCTGTTCCGCTTTCGGTGTATTCCGGGGCTGACGGTCACTACCGACCATTTTCTCATCTGCGATGACTGTCGCTACGACATTGTGTCCGTGGAGGATGTAAAGGGGCGTGGGATGTACATTGAGGTGCTGGCAAAGAAGGAGGTGCCGACCGTTGGCTAAGTGCGATATGAAAATGCCGGAGGATTTTCTTCTGAAGATATCCAAGCTCGGCAGCAACTTTGACAGTGTGGCGGATACCGTCCTGCAGGCCGGTGGCGAGGTCGTGCTGAAGAAGGTCAAGAGCAACCTCTCCTCCGTTATTGGCAGAGGAACAAAATATGACTCTCGCTCCACGGGCGAACTGGAAGGTGCGCTCGGCCTTTCTCCCTCCAAGCTGAACCGGGACGGCAACCACGACATCAAGGTCGGTTTCGCAGAACCCCGCTCGGACGGCAGCAGCAATGCCAAACTTGCCAACATTCTCGAATACGGCAAGCACGGTCAGCCTGCAAAACCCTTTCTGAAACCCGCAAAAACGGCATCCTGGCAGGATTGTATCGATGCCATGACCAAGGCACTGGATGAGGAGGTGGAAAAGCTGTGAGCCTTCTATCCGATTTACAAACCATCGCCGAGCATTGCGGTGTTCCAGTGGAAACGGGTGTGTTCTCCGGCAAAGCACCGGACACCTATCTGGTGATGACGCCGCTGTCGGACAGCTTTGAGCTCCACGCCGACAACGCTCCCGGCTGTGAGACACAGGAGGCACGGCTGTCCCTCTTCACAAAGGGCAGCTATACCAAGCTGAAAAATTCACTTGTCCGCACCTTGCTTGGTGCGGACTTTTATATTACCGACCGCCGATACATCGGCTTTGAGGCCGAAACCGGCTACCATCACTACGCCATTGATGTGGCGCAAATCTACGAACTGGAGGAATAAGTTATGGCTACCATCGGTCTTGACAGACTGTATTACGCAAAAATCACCGAGAACGACGCCGGTGAGGAAACCTACGGTACGCCGTCCCAGCTTGCCAAAGCCATCTCCGCTGACCTTTCGGTGGAACTGGCAGAGGCAACTCTATACGCCGACGACGGTGCTTCGGAGATCGTAAAGGAATTCAAATCCGGCACGCTCTCCCTCGGCATTGACGATATCGGCTCTACGGCGGCATCCGACCTCACGGGTGCAACCATCGACAAAAACAAGGTGCTGATTTCCGCATCCGAGGACGGCGGCGACCCTGTGGCGGTGGGATTCCGTGCCAAGAAGTCCAACGGCAAGTACAAGTATTACTGGCTGTACCGCGTGAAATTCGGTATTCCGGCGACGAACCTTGCCACCAAGGGCGACAGCATTACCTTCTCCACGCCGACCATTGAAGGCACCATTCTGCGCCGCAACAAGGCAGACGCAGGCGGCAAGCACCCGTGGAAAGCGGAGGCACTGGAGGGCGATGTGACCGCTGCGACTATCACGAACTGGTATAAGGAAGTCTATGAGCCGACCTATACCACGACACCCGAAAAACAAGGTTAACGGAGGTAACGCACAATGGATAACGAAAGAACCGCAGTTATCAACATCGGTGACGAGGAGTACACGCTGCTCCTCACAACCAAAGCCACCAAGGAGATCGCCGGTCGCTATGGCGGGCTGGAAAACCTCGGCGAGAAGCTGATGAAGTCCGAGAACTTTGAAATGGCCATCGGAGAGATCGTGTGGCTCATCACGCTTCTGGCAAATCAGAGCATCCTCATTCACAACCTCAAGGATAAAGAGCATCCCAAGGAGCTGCTCACGGAGGATGTGGTGGAGCTTCTGACCACGCCCCTCGACCTCGCCGGATACAAAACCGCCATTACGGAGGCGCTCTACAAGGGCACCAAGCGGAATGTGGAAAGCGAGAAAAACGCAAAAAACGCGCAAGTCGGGTAACGGTCTCCGATGCGGAGCTGTTTACCCGGCTTCTTTATTACGGCCTTGCCCACCTGCATCTCAGCCAGGATGAGGTGTGGCTGATGCCGTTTGGTCTGCTTTTGGACTTATGGGAGTGCCACAAACAGTATAACGGGCAGGCTGTTCCTGCTCACGAACACTACATTGACGATATTATCCCGGACGGCATTTAAGGAGGTGACGGTACATGGCAGACAGTTTCGGACTGAAGATCGGTCTTGAGGGCGAAAAGGAATTCAAAAAAGCACTGGCGGACATTAACCAGTCCTTCAAGGTGCTCGGCTCCGAAATGAAGCTCGCCACCTCTCAGTTCGATAAAAATGACAAATCCGTGGAGGCTCTCGCCGCACGGAACAAGGTGCTGCGAAAAGAGATCGACGAGCAGATAACAAAAATCGACACCCTTCGCAAGGCTCTGCAGAATGCCGCCACCTCCTTTGGAGAGAACGACCGCCGCACCCAGAACTGGCAGATCCAACTCAACAATGCCGAAGCCGCCCTCAACGACATGAACCGTGAGCTGGACGAGAACGAGAAAGCCATCAAGGAGGGCGGCAAGGCTGCGGAGGAATCCGGCAGTAAGTTTGAAGGCTTCGGCAATGTTCTCAAAACCGTAGGTGTGGCGCTCGGTGCCGTGGCTGTTGCCGCAGGTGCCGCCGCTGTGAAGCTCGGCAAAGAGGTCATTGCCGCCTATGCAGACTACGAGCAGCTGGTCGGCGGCGTTGACACTCTGTTCAAGGACTCCTCGCAAGAAATTCAGCGGTATGCCGCCAACGCATACAAAACGGCAGGACTCTCTGCCAATGAGTACATGGAAACGGTCACGGGCTTCTCCGCAAGTCTGATCCAGTCTCTCGGCGGCGATACCGAGAAAGCCGCAAAGTATGCGGATATGGCAATTACGGATATGTCCGACAACGCCAATAAGATGGGTACGGATATGTCCTCCATTCAGAATGCCTACCAGGGTTTTGCCAAGCAGAACTACACGATGCTCGACAACCTCAAGCTGGGCTACGGCGGCACGAAGCAGGAAATGGAGCGCCTGCTTGCCGATGCGGAGAAGATATCCGGCGTCAAGTATGACATTTCCTCCTATGCTGATGTGGTGGAAGCCATCCATGTCATGCAGGAAAGTATGGATATTGCGGGTACGACCGCCAAGGAAGCGGAAGCCACCATTTCCGGCTCTGTCAATGCACTGAAATCCGCCGTGTCGAACCTCATCGTAGGCTTTGGTGATGCGGACGCTGACATGGAGCTGCTGTGCAACAACATGGTGGATGCCTTCAAGACCGTGGTGGCGAACATCATCCCGGTTATTGAGAACATCGTGGCGGCTCTGCCCACGGCGCTGGATGCTCTGCTGACGGCTGTGGGTGAACTGCTGCCCACACTGCTGGAAGCAGTCACCGAACTGTTCTCGCAGGTGCTGGAAACGCTGCTTTCTTTGCTTCCGCAGCTTATCCCGGCGGCGGTGTCCGCACTCATGACCATCGTGAACACGCTGATTGAGAATCTGCCCCTGCTTATTGACGCTGCGGTTCAGTTGGTGTCCACGCTGGTGACCGGCATTGCGGATGCGCTGCCCACGCTCATCCCGGCAGCAGTGCAGGCTATCGTCACCATCGTACAAGGCCTGGTGGACAGCCTACCGATGCTCTTGGATGCAGCCTTACAGCTTATCACAGGACTGGCGCAAGGACTTCTCGATGCACTGCCCGTACTGATTGCTGCTCTGCCGGAGATCATCAACGGCATCATTACCTTTCTGCTGGACTCCATCCCGCAGATTATCGAAACAGGCATCCAGCTTCTGACCTCGCTTGTTGCCGCATTGCCGGATATCATTATGGCAATCGTGGAAGCCATTCCGAAAATCATTGATGGCATTATCAACGCGGTGCTAAATGCGATACCGCTCATTATTCAGGCAGGCATCGACCTGCTGATTTCGCTGATACAGGCTTTGCCGCAGATCATCACGACTATCGTGCAGGCGATTCCGCAAATCATCTCCGGCATTGTCAATGCCCTCATCGGGAACATCGATAAAATCATCATGGCAGGCGTTCAGTTGTTCGTTGCCCTGATTGAAAATCTTCCCACCATTATCGTGGAGATCGTCAAGGCCGTGCCGCAGATCATTGCGGGCATCGTGAAAGCCTTCGGCTCTCTGATGTATAAGATCGTGGAGATCGGCGGCAACATCGTCAAGGGACTGTGGAGCGGTATTACCCAGCTTGCCTCATGGCTGTGGGACAAGGTGTCTGGGTGGATCTCCTCCATCTGGGACGGCATCTGCGATTTCTTCGGTATCCATTCACCCTCGAAGGAGATGGCATGGGTCGGTGAAATGCTGGTCAAGGGTCTTGCAGGCTCCATTGACGACAACGGCGATGAAGCGGTCAAAGCCGCAGAAGGAATGGCAGAGGACATCAACGGCGTCATGGGCGACCTTGCTCACGATATGCAGACGGCTCTGCCCACCGACTTTGACGTGAACGGCTCGATCCGCTCTGCCGTGGACGGCGTGGTCGGTAAGGCGGCATCCGCTTTCACCATCGCCCTAAACATCACGAACTTCAACAATTACAGCAGCGAGGACATCCGTCAGCTGACCAACGAAGTTATGGAAACAGCGAATCAGTTCGCCCAGCGGAAAGGAGTGGTATTCGCATGACCTATTTTACCTACAACGGCCGCAGTTCCGCTGAGTTCGGTCTGCATATCGAGAAGAAGGACGTGTTCTCCGCACCGGAGTACGATGCGGAGTTCATCTCCATTCCCGGCAGAAGCGGTGACATCATCAATCCCAACCGCCGCTTTGCCAACATCAAGGTGACCTACACAGTGTTCCTGGCTCGGAAGAATATAGCCGCACTTGCCGCTGTCCTGCGGGACATTAAGGGTTGGCTGTACTCCGAGCCGGACAGATACCACGAAATCACCGACTCTTACGATGCGGAGTATTTCCGCTACGGTGTCATCTCCGGCAATCTGGACATTGAGGAGCAGCTAAACAAGGTCGGCAGCTTTACCGTGACCTTCAACTGCAAGCCCTACAAATACAGTTTTGCGGGACAGGAAACGGTGTCGGCTGACGCCTCCGAACTGACGATTACCAATCCGACGGCGTTTGAGAGCCGACCGTATATGAAAATCTATGGCAGCGGTACGGTGGTAATAATGATACAGCCCCAAGGTCGAGGTATGATGATTTCCAATCTGGATGAGTACATCGAGATCGACAGTGAGCTGATGAACTGCTTCAAGGGCACTGCCCTCAAAAACGACACAGTCAAAGGAGCGGAATTTCCAGCCCTCAAGCCGGGTGTTTGCACCATTAACTGCAATGGCGATGTGTCAAGGATTGAGGTCATTCCAAGGTGGTGCTGTCTGTAAGGTCGTTCCTGATTGTAAGCGGTAGAAAAACTCAAAAAGACATGGGGTCTAATGCTTTTAAAAAGAACGAAAAAACGGAATTTACCTCTATTCAAACATACAAGCTCTTGACAATAAAGCTCCTATATAGTATAATTTAATAAACTACTA